CGTTCATTTACTGGAACTTCTTCATCTTTATTTTTATTCTGAGAATCAATTACATTTTCTTTTTCCATTTCACTTAATGGGGCTATTTTAGCCGGATTTTGCCAATCCGCAGCATAACCAACTTCCATTATAGAAAAACGAAAGAAGGAATCTAGAGCAGCTAATTTAATATTATCTGTAAAGTAAATATCTTCATTTGAAATAATTGTATTTAAAGCATCTCCTTTAAGTTGAGCTAAACCATAGGCGCTTTCTTGATTCCAGTCCGCGAAGCCCGGTTTAGCAGTAATATCATATTCTGGATAAGCCAGAAGCATATTTGCTAACTTATTTTCAATTGCAGCATAAATCAAATCTATCACATAAGGACGTTGACCAAATGCTAAGGAATTAAGGCCGCGCCATTGAAATCCTTCGTAGTATTCTTCGAGTTTATCACATTTAAATAGATTGCTCCATTCTAGATAATAACGGTCGGCAGTTTGAGTTTTATTAAGCCAGTAATTTTGATAACGTGCCACTTAAATTCCTGGAAGTTCTAATTTTAAATTACGTTGTCTAATTCGTTCCGCACCTGCAAAAGATCTTTCTGGAGGTTCTCTTTGATCTTCTGGTTTACTTAAATTGTGTTCAGCAACATAATATCGAACCGGATCGTAGGCATGATCTACAACGCCTTCGGAACGATTATCACAATAAATTGGTTTTCCATTATCTTCACCTATCTTTTCTCGTCTTTGACGTTGAGTTTGTAAAATTGCTTGATTTACTCCGTAAGGATATCGTTCTTTAGAATATTTGATAAAATAGAGTGTTGGAGCTGGAGATTCATTCGTGATCGGGTGAGCATGTTTGTAATCGAGTTTGAGCCATTCATTAATTCTATTTCTTGTAACGAGTTCATTATTATCTCCAGCAGACCAATACAAAGACGGAGCATCAATTTCATCTGTTGAGTATTCATCTGCTATTGATGTTTTAAAATTATTTTTAGTTCCATCAGAAATACCGCGGCGCTTATGAAATATACTGGGATCAGCAATATCTGAAACATAGTCTTCAATAATTTTAAATTCATTTTGACTTAATTCAGTTATACCTTCTCGATGAAAAGATATAGTTTGATCAGGTACATAATATTCTCTGTAACATATATGAATGTTATTAAGGGCGCAAAACCAAAGACAACAAGTAGGCGAAGTCTCGCCATGATCGAGGCATCTATAGAGAGCCCCTCTATTAAATATCTTTTTAAGAAATTCATTGAAAATGCCCTCTGGATAGTCTTCAGGATTTATGATAGAAAGTTTATGTATTTTATGAATTTGGGCTGCACTTTTTCCCCATTTACCATGATAATACTTATCAACCCACTCCGGTGCACGATCTTTCATGTTCTCGATCGTTTCCGGATCGTTTAATGTTTCGTCTGTACCTCTTTCGATGTAGAAGTGGTTTCTTTTACGTTCGATAGAATCAGGATGATAACGGCGATAAACCCAATGAAACTCATCTTCGGGATTACATAAAACGTCCAGAAAATTTCTGACACGAAAACGACCATCAGGAGCCTTAGGCCACTGAGATTTATCGTACAAGAAGTATTTAATATCTTCAAATTTAGGATCATTAGAAATTTCTTCGAAATTTTTCTGAGTAGGCTCTAGATTTAATTTAGGCCAAATTTCTTCAGGAACCGCATTAAAAATTAAATGATCGGGAACTCTTGCTCCATCCCAACGGCCTACACGACCATCCAAAACTAAATAAATAGATTCTTCTATTTCTTCTACCTGATCTAAAAGTCCTGAATTAAACTCAAGACCACGAAGAGACTGTTCATCAAAAGCATCAAGATGAAGCCAAAGAGCAACAGACCCATTAGTAAATATTGTAACACCTTCTTGAATGTCATGACGTAAAACAAATTCAGAAGGGCAAATTTTAAAGAACGTTTTCATTGTAGTCGCTTTAAGCCACTTATATTCTTGACGACCAAACAATGAAATGTAACCTGGAAAAGTGGAAAGCATGATAAATTGACGTAAGCATGCTATCCAGGTTTTTCCATTTCCTAACCGAATCCGCCAGAAAAACAATTATTTCTAAATAGACTCCAAAAAAATTGATCTTGTTCTTGATTGCGAAATGAAAAATCTATTTGATTTTTTGCTTTTCTTATTAACTGCGAATATCCTTGTGTTAAAAGCGGATTCAAAATGTACCTCCTTTCACTGATTTACTTCTAAATCTTTTAGACGCACAAGTAATACAATCTCCTCTTAATCCATCATAAGTTCCCCGTTTATAATAAAAATTAGATTTAACAACAGGAAGATGACAAACATGGCACATTTTGTGTGTATTAGGATCTGCTCCAGCATCTAAAACTCTTTTTCTAGCATGCAATATTCTGTGATAATTATCATTTTCGCAAACTACTAAATTATTTTTTGAATTATTTCTTTTGTTTTCGTCAAAATGATGAACAACGGCTTGCGGAGGAAGAGGTTTTCCTAATGTTCTTTCAACTATAACTATATGTAATTTAGCATAGCCATCTTTATGTACTCTAGAACAATCAGAAGCATAGATATGCTCATAACCGTAGTGATCTATATAACTCATTCAATTTTCTTTATTTAATTCAATTTTATCTAGAGTTCGCTTACTTAACTTATCGACCGGTACGACCTGACTTCTAGTAATAAAAGCAATTAGAACTGCTATAAAAGTTAAAATCGCTCCTATTTGTTCGATAGTTAAATGTAAACCAAATGAAATGAAAAGAGCCAAAAGAGCCTGAACTACACCCAAAAACATAGCTGGCTCTTGACTAAAGAGTTCTTTCACTGAAAGTCCGGATCTCCAGCATAGCTATTTCTAATTGTATTAAAGATTTTTAACATTACTGCTTTTAAAGCAACTTTATGTTGAGGATTTTTAACTGAAGCAATAATAAGTGATGCGGCCATTCCGATAATAAGTTCTATAGGCATTATTCATATTCTCCTTGATAATCATCTTCATTTCGCGCTTTAAGTTCTTCTTGAGCATCTAAATCAATAATGAATGGACAGCAATAGAGAAATTTTGCACCCATTCTTGTGCAATGGAGTCGGGCTCGATTCTTCGCGTCTTTTAGATTTCCTGAAAACCAAAACACTTTCTCTTGAACCCGACCTGACTCAATTCCAAAGTTATTCACGAATCTATACTGAAGCATGTAAGCTCGATCTCGATTAGTGATAGGACGAGATGGAGGCTCTAATTTAAATTTAATTTCAGGCTTAGTTTCATTTTCAGTTTTACTCATATTTTAAATCCATCTCCTAGATTCTTTAATTTTATTTAAAGTTTCATCAAATAGAATTTTATTTCTCAGAGAACCAAATTTTAAGACGCCTCTGCACAAAGGGCACCATTTACTATTTTTGAAATAATCATTAAAAACACAAAGACACTTTGTGCAGAAGCCTATTAACTTAAGTTCATCCATTTAGATTAAATTTTTATCCATTTGCTCTTCAATACTTTGAATTTGTTGACGTAACAGTTTTAATTGGGCACGCTTTTCATTTCTACCTATGGTAGAATCATTAAAGAGATTGGTTATACTTTCTGAAATCTCTAATTGGAGTGAATTAATTGGCTTTTTTGGATCTTTCTGTTCCGGAAGGACTTGTGCGTCTACTTCCGCTGCACGTTGAGAATCTAAACCTACTTTAATTTTTTCTGCTTCTTCTTTCGTGAAGTGGCCCGGCGCGGCTATCTCTGCTTCTTTAGCGCGCATATTTTCTCTACGATCATATTCTTTATCCGAATCTTGCCAATTTTCATAAGGATCAGAAGGATTCTTTCTCTCTTCTTTAACTGCACTAAATTTAGGATAAGATGCAGGAGAATATTTAATAGATGGTTGCGTAGTTCCTAACATTCCAAATTTAGCTAAATTTAATTTACTTTGAACGGATGAAATCTTCTGATTTAATTCAGTTGCTTGATCCCCAGTTAAATCAGTTCTAGTACGTTGATCTTGTAAAGAAGTTAACTCATGTTGAAGTCTGTCAATTTCTGCTTGATCCGGCATAATTTTGTTCCTTTCTATTTTTCAACCCTTAGGTTGAAAGAAATTCATCATCATGTTTGTATCAGTACCATTAATATTAATGGTAATATTTTGTTTAGTTACTTTACTTTCTTCCTCTAATTCAACTTGCACGCCGTGCATCTTAGAAATGAACTCAGCTGCTTTTAACCGCGCGGCTTCTGTTTCACCTCTATTCATTACATCTGCAATATTTATAGCAACTCTTTCTAATGACCCGCCACACTGATCTAAGAAGCTCTTTAATTTTGCATTTGGAGAATTCGCTTCGCGAAAGTCCGTCTTTATGTTGTGTTCTTCAAGAATCTCATTTATTATTTCGTTATTTTCGACTTCTGCTTCACTAATCACTTCGACCGGATCAGAAGATTCGTTAGATTTAATTTCGATGAAAGGGGTCTCCTGCGCAGCAGGCTCATTAACTTCTTGGAATGGAGTTATTTTCATTTCTTTTACGTCTCTTATCAGGATATCTTTTAACTCGCCAATTTAAATAAAGCGGATCAATTTTTCTCTTAGCACGCTTATCAGATGAAGTTTCTAGACTTACCGGAACGGTTTTAATCACATCTATATCGTTATGCGCCCCGGTGGAGCCGTAATGAGAGATTAGAAATGGAGTTATTTCTAATTTCTTCATAACTATTTCTTTTCTTGAAATTTAGTTAAAGGACAATTTGCTATTCTAATTCGAGCTTCTTCTTCGGTCATTTCATTACCTCCTTAAACTCCGTCCTTTCTTTCATCTCGAATATCTTGTTTAATGTCTTTTAAAGATTCTTTATTATCATTAACCTTTGCACCTAGACTACGTATTTCTGATCCTACTTCGTGTTTAAATGATCTTAACTTAGTTATTTCTTCATCTAAGCCTTTATGCTCTTTTGAATGAGATTCAACATAAACCTGAAACTCGGGTCGCTTAACGAATGCTTCGAGTTTAGCATCTATCGTTTTAATTACTTGTAATTCAAATTGTGCAAAATTACCTTTAGAAATACGTGAAATAACTATCGCTATTACACTTCCAACGGTAGAAATAGTAGAAACCAACGCTACTAAAATCATCAACCAGACCGGCACTATTTGGACGACCTCCATGTTCCTTTTTAGCTTCCTACTTTAATTCTTAACTACTTTTATTCGTGAGATCTTTGGATATTCGTACTTCTTATGTGAAAGTAAAAGACCTTGTGGTGTCTTTCTCCCGTATCTTTGAAAATCTGCTAAATCTTTACAAAAGAAGACTCTGAGATAACCATATTTAGTTTCCATCTTAACTTCGCCATCTTCTTTATGTGGAATGACGAGAAAAAGATCATCAATTTTTAGATCTACTCCTTTTGATTTCGTTAAAGCGCGTTCGAGCTTTTCATTTAAGAGCCACTCTGGCAATGCGATCGCCGGTGTGCTCTTAGGCATTTTAAGATTTCCAGACATCTCTTTAATTTATCCTATCAAATCTGCCCAATGTCTCTGAAAGAATTTTGCTCTGCTATCTATTTTATAATAGTAAAAACATCTCTCATCATGATCTAACCAATGACGCGGCTCAGTTTGAAACCATCTTCTCATGGAATTTTTAGTCCTGAAAGTAAAAAACTTAAAGTTAATGCAGCTAAACCAAGTGAAATTAAATTTAGACGAGAAGTGACAGGAACCGATCCAGCGAGGAAAAGAATTAAAGCTATTACTAAGAGAATCGCAGAAATCATTTTATTCTCCTAAATGAACTTTAATTAAATTGAAATGATCTTTACGCAGTAGTTCGATGACTACGAGCAGCATAGCACGGCCCCCGCCGGATTGTCAAGAAAAGCGGCCCGGTAAGTCTAATCATTTCATAAATTTATAGCGCAGCAGATGATGAATATGTTCATCTTTCTAGTAGCTCTAGAAAATATATTTTCTTTAGCGAAGCTATTTTTTAATCATTCTTTGAAGTTGAGCATAGATCGAAGCATAGCTCCGAAGTAAGACTTTTTCAAGATCTCGCGTTGCTCGATAAGCTGTTTTTTCTTTATTTCTTATTAAAGTTACTTGCTCGCATAGAAGTTTAATTTCTTTTGTATTCCAAAGATCATAACTTATTCTTGGCACGTTTCACAGCCTTTCTAGTTTCTCATAAGTTTGTTTAATCCATCTGGCATCTTCTAGCGCATTGTGAATAGAGTCTTCTTGTTTTATTCTTATATCTTTCGATTTTTGTAATTGCATTAAATCCATACAGAAATGTGGAAATATTCTAGGCAAATCTATCATCCGGCCCCACAATTGACAAAAGACTACCCAATCATAATCAGCAAAATATCCCCAAAATTCTATTTTATCATCATCTTCTACGAAGGCTAAAATATCATTTTTTATTTCTTCTTTATGTTTAGGAAGATAATTTATGATAGATGGTTTCACATTTTGATTTAACCATTCCGTAGCACTACTCCAATCAAAATCTTAAACCAT